AGGATACGGGGATCATTTTCCCGGACGTGCGTTGTGGAGAACAACGACTACGATTCAGCAACAGATTATATGTTGCTTCGCCTCTTGGAGGCGATGTGGACTGGCTTTCTCCGGCCACTCCCACCTTCTCACCCGTTTTGGGTGTACACCAGCTTGATCTGGTGCCCACGACAAGTTGTCGTTGACCAAAAACTTTGGCCAGGGAATCGTGAAGTCTACGTCACGACCCGTGGATCCCATATGGGGGAACCTTTGAGCTTTCTTTCGCTCACTTTGTACAATCTCATAGTAGATGACATGACCAACTATTATGCTGGTCTTGGGCTGCCTTTGTACAGCCTTCCTATCGAGGACAATGTCCACTTTGGGAACATGCCCACAGCCATCTGTGGGGATGATGTTGCGTCTATCAGGGCGCATCCTCGCTTTACAGCGACCCATCGACAAATTATTGTCGATTCGGCGATGAAGTTATCGACGAAAGGCAAAGATGCGGATTCATACCGCATAATCTTCTTTTGTGAAGATTCCGTTCTCATCTCCAAAACTGAGGACGGTACGTGGGAATTTACCTACGTGGACGTCATTAAGGGACGTTTGCTGACGACTATGGCACGTCAGGGAACGGCACGTGTTGCCGTTATCCTCGGAAAAGGGAGGATGCTCGCAAACCAGCTTGAATGGTTTCCCAGCGAGAGGATCAAATGTTTGACCCTTGCCATATATGAAGATATGGTTGACCGCCAATACCGCGGTTGGGTAAGCCGAATTCGGCTGCCCAAATCCCTGCCAGCCGGAGCTGGGGGTCTTGGCCTTCCCTATAGAGGGAAGGAAATTCCTATTGAGGAATTTATCTACGCACGTTATGTGCGTTGGCTGACAAATCAGCCAAGAACGGTGGAAACCGTTACGGAGCTATTAAAGCTCCGGGCCCTTGGCGGGCGACTCCGATATGGAATCGAACCGGGACCAGCCCCGGCTAAGCTTATTCAACAGCTTGTTGAATATACACTCCTCTCTGAAGGGGAGTACGATGGGGGACCCATCTTTTGGAACAGGATTTACCCTGTCTCAGCTGTAAAGCAAATTTACAGTTTGGTCACCGGCTCTGAGGTGTCCCATGGTCCTTTTAAGGATCAACCGGATTACGATGACGTTGTCCGGAGTGCCCGGGAGATCGGGCTAGTCCCCATGTGGG